CAGATTCATCAGTTGGTAGTGAAACATGGACAGCATCTTCTGTAGGGTCTAACGTATGGACTGATTCAGCAGTAGGTTCTGATATTTGGTATAGAAAAGGGTAAAACATGGCAAAAACAAAGATAAGCGAATATGACACCAATCCTGCAAATAACACCGATGTAGATGGTGTAAATTTGGCGGAAGGTTGTCCTCCCAGTGGAATAAATAATGCTATTAGAGAGGTAATGAGTCACCTTAAAGATTGGCAATCAGGTGTATCAGGTGATGGGTTTTCAACAGCAGGTACAATTACATCATCAGGAACATTAAATGTAACTGGTCAATTTCAAATTAGTGGCAGCAATGGTACATCAAATTATTATTTAAAATCACAAGGTGCAGGCAATCCTCCTGTGTGGGCAGATTTAGGTCTTGGTACAATGTCAACACAAAACTCTAGTGCTGTAACTATTACAGGTGGAACATTATCAGGAGTAACTTTAGGTGGTTTAACTCTTGGGTCAAACGGCACAGGAACAAAAACAATTTCTACATCATCACCAACTGGTGGTTCTGCGGGTGATATTTGGTATAAGGTTTAATCATGACTGTTCATGTCAACGATAGTGGCACATGGAAAGCTCCACAGGTTTATGTTAATGATGGAGGTACATGGAAAGAGCCAACTGAAATTTATATATACGATGGTGCATGGAAACTAACTTATAAAAAAGTTACTGTATCTGCATCAACGCAGAATATTAACTTACATACTTTATTAGGCAGTCCTGCTTATCCTATTACTGCTGTAGTTAATATAGATAATGGATTAACCATTGGCAGTTCTAGCACATCTACACCCGCTATTACGACATCAAGTTTACCTGCTGGCAGTGTACTATACTTAACGATTGGTAGTGGTACTTATGTGGTAGGCAAAGGTGGTGTAGGTGGAGCTGCTATTGCAGGGTCATCAGGTTCAGCAAATGTAAAAGCAGGCACAGTAGGCGGTACGGCACTTTATACAAGAATTACTACCTACTTAACTAACAACGGCACAATCGGTGGTGGCGGTGGCGGTGGCGGTGGCGGTGGGGTTACTAACTACAATCCTTCACAAGCCTACGATGATTGGACAGGTGCAGGTGGTGGAGGTGCAGGTAATGCTGTTGGTGCAGGTGGTGCTACTGCTAGTTATTTATCTAACACAGGAAGTTCTGGTACATTAACAACAGGCGGTGCTGGTTCTGCATGGCAATCATCAGGCGGTTCTAGTGAGCAACAATATGGTTCATACGGTGGTGCAGGTGGTAATTTAGGTAGTGCAGGTTCTAATGGTACACCTTATCAAACACATAACGTAGGTGGTGCAGCAGGTTATGCTATTGATGGTGTATCTTATATGACTAAGAAATTAGCAGGAACAATTACAGGCAGTGAGGTTAATTAATGGCAACACAAAGATTACAATTTACTGAATGGCTACCCGACCAACCTGCTATGGCAGGCAGTCTTAATGATGCTAAAAATGTTGTACCATTATCATTAGGCTATGCTCCATTTAATAACGCTGTAGATTATAGTGATAACGCTAGTGAAAATTTAAACCAAATATTTGTTGGTAAATTTGGTGCAGATGTGCAAGTATTTGGCGGAGGATATACTAAGCTATTTAAGTTAGACAATACTGACTTAACTATGGATGATGTATCTAAAGCAGGCGGCTATACAAGTACAGATAACTGGCAATTTAGACAGTTTGGTAAAATAGTATTGGCAGCAAACAATGTTGCAAAAATACAAGCATGGGAAATAGGTAGTTCTAGTGCGTTTGCAGATGTTGCCGCAGCAGCTCCTATTGCTAAATACATTACTGTAGTTCGTGATTTTGTAGTAGCAGGAAATTTAGATACAGGTACAAATGCTAACAAAATACAATGGTCGGACATCAATGACGAGACTAATTGGACAAGTGGTTCTACAAGCCAATCAGACTATCAAATTATACCTGACGGTGGAAACATAACTGGTCTTGCAGGTGGTGAATTTGGTTTAGTGTTCCTTGAAAAAGCAATAGCAAGATTAAGTTATTCTGGGAGTCCACTTTTTTTTCAAGTAGACACCATATCACGAGGCTTAGGTTGTTTAGATGGTAACTCTATTGCAACCTATGGCAATACATCATTCTTTTTATCAGACGATGGATTTTACAAATGTGATGGTACAACAGTTACAGGCATTGGAACAGAAAAAGTTGACCGATGGTTCTTTGATGATTGCTCATTAACAGATATTGGTAGCATGACAACAGCTATTGACCCAGTCAAAAAATTAGTTGTGTGGAATTACAAAGCTGTAGATGGCACAAGACACATGATTGTTTTTAATTGGCAAATAAATAAATGGTCACGCATTACAACAGATGCAACCGTTGTAGGAACAGTAGCTTCTACAGGAACAACGCTAGAAGGATTTGAAACAGAATACTTAACAGTTGGTGGTAGCTTTGTTATTGGTAAAGAATATCAAATTTATGGAATTGGTACAACAGACTTTACATTAATAGGTGCTACTACAAATTTAGTAGGTGAAAAATTTACAGCAACAGGTGTAGGTAGTGGTAGTGGTTCAGCAACAGATTTAGCTGCTGCTACAGCAGGTGGAGCAACATTAGAAACATTATCAGCATCACTTGATTCAAGATTATGGATTGGTGGTAAATTTTTATTTGCAGGTGCAAAAGATGCAAAAATAATAACCTTTACAGGCTCTACATACAATTCAGAAATTATAACAACAGATGTAGAAGTTGGATATAACAGTTTGGTGCAGCTTGCTAGACCTATTATAGATAATGGTAGTGCTAATGTAAAAGTGGCATCACGCAAAGAATTAGATGATAACGTATCATTTGGTTCTAGTGTTTCTACATCGTCAGAAGGTCGTGCATCTTTACGCAGTCATGGTAGATACCATCGTTTTAGTATTGTACCTACAGGTAACTGGACTAACGCAGTAGGGGTAGATGTAGATATAACACCAACAGGAACTAGGTAATGGCAAGAACCAATATGTATCGTAAGTTGCCATTTCAAGGTGGCGAACCTCGTCTAGTTGCAGAGGTGGTAAACAATGCTGTTGAAGGCAAGACAAATAATACTGGTCAAATAACTTTGGCTACTGGCGGTGCTACTACAACAACACTTTACGATGAGCGTATAGGTTTTGATTCTATTATACTATTTGCACCATTAAGTATAGCCTCCGCAGCTACAAATGCTTATCCTTATGGAACATTTGAAGAAAGGGCAGATATAACTTTTGCAACTGCTAACACGCCACAAATATTAGATTTATCAGAATCTGAATATACAGTAGGTATGTCATTAGCAAGTAATCGTATTACAGTCAGTTATGCAGGTGTTTATGATTTAGATGTATCTGCTTTATTTGTAAATACTTCTGTTCAAATCCATGAAGCATATATTTGGGTTAGGGTAAATGGAACAGATGTGCCACATTCTGCAACAAAATTTAGTGTGGTAGAAAGTCATGGTGGTGTAGATGGATATATGCCTATTAATATTAATCACCCATTAGAACTAGATGCTAATGATTATGTTGAAGTTGTTGCATCAGTAGATGATACAGGTATTTATTTAGAAAATTATGTAGCACAAACAACACCTTTTGTAAGACCTGCAATTCCTGCATTAATGGTTAATTTACAAATGATAGACCCATCAAAAACAACAGGGTCAGCACATGAGTTATATGTAAGCAATAGGCAAAAAGGACAAGCAACTATTACTCATTTACCTAATAGTGTGTCAGATAACACTTGGGGATATATAATAGTAGGATAAGAACTACTAGGATTAAATATGAAATTAACAGTTTATGTTGTACCTACAAATCATGTACAACAATTTTGGCATTTAGCTGAACCTTTACTACAGAAAGCATTAGACAAAGGCAACGGTGAATTTACTGCTGACCAATTAAAACTATTAGTAGCACAAGGACAGCAGCAACTAATCTTATCTATGGATGAAGATAAGAATGTGCATTGTGCTTTAACAGTACAATGGATTATGTACCCTAACGACAGAATTGCTTATATTACTTATATAGGTGGTCGTAATACAAAAGATGGATTTGACCAGTTTAAAACATGGGTTAAAAATAGTGGTGGAACTGCAATACGAGGTGCTACCAAGTTTGAAAGTATAGCCAGACTCTGGAACAGGCTATATGGATATGAAAAAATATACACACTAATGGAGCTTAAATTATGAACTTTTCTAAATTATTCTGGAATTTATTTGTAGTAGGATTCCAAGACTTTTTTACATTTTATAAAGGTGGTGGTGGAGGTGGAACTCAAACTACAACACAAAATATTGACCCTGCAATTTTACCGTATATCACTTTTGGCCTAGATGAATCGAAGCAGTTATACAATCAAGCAGGGCCATCTTATTATCCATCAGATACATATATTCCAGCATCAACACAAACAACATCCGCACTAGGTTTAGCAGAAGCAAGAGCAAAAGCAGGTAGTCCATTAGTGTCTGCAGCTCAAACCCAGATGGGCGATGTGATTGGCGGTAAATATTTAGGTGCTAATCCATATTTATCAGCAGCCATGACTGGTGCAGCCGATGTTGCTAAAAAACAATATATGGATGCAATACAACAAACAAGAAGCGGAGCTTCTGGAGCAGGTCGTTATGGTTCTGCTGCAATGTTTGAACAACAAAATAGAGCGCAACAAAACCTTGCTAACGCACTTGCACAAGAAGCAGGTAGGCTCATGTATCAAAACTATGGTGCTGAGCGTGGAATGCAACAACAAGCTGTACAAGCTGCTCCTGCAATGGCCGCACAAGACTATGCAGATATACAACAGTTACTCGCCACAGGACAGACTCAGGAGCAATACGCTGCTGATAAATTAGAATCAGATATTGCTAGATTTGAATATGGTCAAAACTTACCGTACTCTAAATTACAATCTTACTTATCTGCAGCCTATGGCGCACCAACTCCAATGAATCAAACTACAACTCAATCAGGAGGTGGCAAATAATGGCTATGGTACCTTACATGGCGGCAGGATATGCTGCTGATAGACTTATGGGTGGATCTGGTATGACAGGGTTAGCTTTAGGAACTGGTGTAGGCGGATTACAATCTGGCGCATTTGGTGCCGGAGGATTGTTTGATATAGGAATGGAACCACTAACAATGGCTGATTTTGGTTTTGGCGGTAGTGTTGGATCCGATCTTGCTGCAACAAGTGGTGGAAACTTTCTTTCTGCATATAATGCTCCAGTTGCAGGGTTAGATTATCCAGCATATTTAAGCACAGCACAAACAGCTCCATTAGGTAATGTTGGCCTTACTGAACCATTATTCGCTGGCGTAGATCCACGCATGGCTTCATTAAATACTGCAAGTCCATTAGCTAATACTGTAAAACCATCTGCTGGCGGTTTGCTTGCTGGTAATACTCCAGATGCAGGGTATGCATTTAATCAATATATGCCAGACATTACTGGTAAAGATATTACTATGGGATCATATGGTTTAGTAAACAGAATGGATCAAAATCAAAAACTACAAGAAGCTAAATTAGCAGCAGCAGCACCAAAATTACCTTCACAATTACTTCCATCAGATGCGCAAAGAAAACTTGCAGCAGGAGGTAACTTTAAATTACTTAATGTAAAACGACCAAGACAGTTAGCATAAGGAAATATTATGACTTTAGATGAGTTATTATTAAATATAACAGGCAATCAACCTAATCCAAATCTTGACACTACTCCTGTGAATCAAAATATAGGATCATTTTTGCCTAATAATATATTTATGGCAGAGCCTTCACCATTCTTAAAAAGAGTATTAGGCCCAGATCAACTAAGCGAATTAAACAAACAATCACAAATTCGTGGTGGTTTAAATACAATTATTGATTTTTTAGCAACTCCAAAAAATCAAAATCTTGGTGGCCCATTCCCTTATGCCTTGCAATCTTATATAAGATCAGGTGTCCCATCTGCTGGTAGCGTTTATGGTCAATATGATAAAGCTATCATGGATCAACTTAATCTAAATAAAATAATTCAAGACATGGATTTAGCACAGAAAAATTATGAACTAAATAAATATAAAGCTATTCCAGAAGAAGTAAGATCATTTGGTGCTATGTATGGCGAAGATGGCCAGTTAACTAGTTTTGGTCAATGGAAAATGCTTAAAGATTTTGCTACAACTGATACTAAAAATTTCATGTTTTCTAAAAACAATGAAGATTTTAAACAATTTTTAATAGAAACTGAACAAGCAAAAGCAACTAAAAACACAGTTGTTAATCAGATGCAAGGAGGTGCTGGCGATAGTTATCTTAAATTATCAGATGAAATATCAAATAGCACTAGAGAATCAACTAATGCAATAACTCGTTATGATGAAATGATTAATCTTTTAACAACATTTGGTGAAGATGGACAAGGCATTGTAACTGGAACAGGTGCTGAACCAACAATGATGATTACAAGGTTTGTTCAAATGTTTAAACCAGAGTTTAACGCTGAAGATGCTGCTGGATTAGAAAGATTTGATGCACTATCCAAACAAACACTTATGCCTTTAGTAAAACAATTAGGTGTAAACCCAACAGATAAAGACTTGATGTTTGTAGTTAAAGGCAGTCCAACTCTTAACAAATCTAAAGCAGGTAATTTATTAATATTAGCTGCATTACAAGAATCAGCAACAAGACAATCATTATTAGGTAAGGCTGTTGCGGAATGGGAAATTGAAAATTCAGATTTACTTTTAAAAGATCCATTTGAAGGTAGATTAAGATTAAAACAATTTGTAAATGAATATTCATTAAAACTTATGAATGAAAGAAATGTATATTCACAACAATTGTTAGATCAATTTAATAAAGTAACACAGCAATCTAAAGAACTTAATAAACCAAAATCTGAAACGCCAATAGGTGGCGGTTTATTTAATTAATAAAGGAATATCATGGTAGATATTGTAATCCCTAAAATTGGTGATGGGCCACAAAAGTTTTCAACTCAACCATCTGTTGTTATTGATGATCTATTAAAAATATTAGAAACAAAATATCAACTTAATCAAGAATTTGGTGATGATGTAAAAGGTGGTTTAAGCGAAAAAGGCAGACGAGTTTATAACACAATCATTACCGGAGGAATTGATCCATCTATTTCAGAAGGCTTACAAGGATTTAGTCTTGGCTATAGTGATGAAGCTATGGCAAGAATTTTTAGTCTTACCAATAAAGATGCGTTAAAAGAAGTATCAGATGTTTTAGCTGGCGGTATTTATAACAAAGACGATCCACAGCTTACTCTATATGATGGCGAACCTATTAATTTAACTCCGTATGAGGTAAGTGCAGGAATACAAAGATTGCAATTAAAACAATTTGAAGAACAATATCCAAAAGGATCTTTAGCTATTAATTTTGCAGGAAGCATTTTAAATCCTATAAATAGAATTACTCCAAAAAATGTTGGCCAAGCATTTACACAAGGTTTTGGATTTGGAGCTGCTGCTGGGTACGGATATGAAGAAGGTGATGTTGCTCAACAAGGAACTGGAACTGCACTTGGAGCCGGTTTTGGAGGAACTTTAGGCGCAGGACTTAAAATAGGTGGTAATTTTTTAGGTAATGTAGGCGGATATATAAAGCATTCATTTACACCACAAAGCCTTACTGAAAAAACAGCAGCAACTAAATTAGTTAGAGATATACTGCAAAAAGAATTTGGATCTGTAGAAGAAGCATTAGTAGAGTTTGCTAAGGTTGGATCAGGAAAACCATACACATTAGCAGATCTAGGATCTAACCCTAGAATGTTGTTAGATGTTTCTCGCATGATTCCAAGTATGAAAAAATCAGAAGCAGAAAATTTTTTAAGAAATAGACAATCTGGACAGTTAACTAGAATACAAGATGATGTAACTGCTGCGTTTGGTAAAAAAGCAACTATATTTAATGATGTAAAAGCATTAAAAGCAGCAAGAGGTGAAAATGCAGCAAAACTATATACATTGGCTAATAAAGTAAAAATACCTGTTAACAAAAGTGTAATGGTTAAAAAACAAACTAACACAGGTTTAATATATGCAGAGGTTTCATTAAATGATTTGTTTAAAAGGCCAAGTGTTGAAAAAGCATTAAACCAAGCAAAAACAATTGCTAAAGAATCTGGCGAAACTTTACCTAATTATGTTATCAAAAATGGTGAGCTTTATTTAGGTAAAGCTAAAATTAAAGAAATACCAACAGAAGTTTTACACATAATTAAAATGGGCCTTGATGATGTTATTTTCACAAACACATCACCATTATCAGCAATAGGTAGAACACAAAGAACTGCTGAAGGATCAACCAGAAAAGAGCTGCTTGCAATTATGGATAGATACAATCCAGATTATAAAAAAGCACGAAACATTTATTCTGGTGAAACACAGGTTCTAGATGCTTACAACATGGGCGGCCAGTTATTACAAAAAAGAGATTTATTTAAAAATGCAGATGAATTAGAAGAATTGCTAAAAGGTATGAATGCATCTGAAAAAGAAGCATTTAGATCTGGAGTTGTTTCTTCAATTATTGAAGATTTAGGTGGAGCAATAAGAGAAGGTGAGCAAGCATTAACAAGTAGAAATCTTTTAAATACATTAACAAACGATCCTAGAAAATTAAGAGCTGTACGCTTAACTTTTAGTGATACTCCAACTGGTAATGCTCAGTTTGAATTATTTAAAAAGAATTTAATTATTGAATCTGATATGGTTCAAACATTAAGAGCTACACAAGGATCAGCAACAGCTCCAAGAACAGAAGCAATGAAAAGATTATTTTCTGATTCTTATGAAATTAATCCAAATCAAGGTCTTTTTAGTTTCCTTACTAAAATATTTGGGCAAAATACTGAAATTGCAAAAAGCAAGTCGGCTGAAAGAGTTGCTGCTGATGTCGTAAATATGTTGATAACTAACAAAACTCAAGGCAAACAATTAAAAGATGTTATTAATAGATTACAAGTAGGCCCTATAGAAAAAAGATTAGCTTCTGCTATGGATTTATTAAGACAATTAAGAAGCACAGCATTTGAATCAACTTACGGTATATCCGGAAGTGGCGGTGGCCAGCTTGGTACTGCTTTTCAACAAAAAAACATACCAAACCCATAAGGATTAATATGACACCACACGAAGAATTATTAGCACACGAGAAACTCTGTGCAGAGCGATATTCAACAATTCACAAGCGACTGGACAGGATTGAAACCATGCTTAACAAGCTCATTTGGGGTGCGATGGGCGGTTTTGGTGCTATCTGTGTTGCTGTGATTATATCCAATATACACCTATGAAAGAAATAGGGTTATGGATATTTGTAGCAGTATACATTATCTTATGTGTACTGGTTGGGCTTAACAATTAAGGAGTTAAATATGGAATGGGATTGGCAACATTGGGTCGCATTAGCTGTTTGGACATGGGTATGGGATAAATGGGTAAGTCACCATTTGCATAACCTATGGGATGGCTTTACAGGTCGTTATTAAAATGAACTCATTTTGGGAGGGATTCTTATACGGATTCCTCTCAATTCTTTTATTTATATTAATTGAAGTTCCTAAATGGAACTGTCATTATTTTTGGTGGTAATATGTTTGGAATTATAGGTAAATTATTAGGTAGTGGTGATGTTATCAGTAAAGGGTTAGACCTTATTGATTCTATGCACACCTCTAAAGAAGAAGAAATACTAGCTAAGAGCAAAGCAAAGATTGATTTATTGCAAGCATACGCACCGTTTAAATTAGCACAAAGATACCTTGCAGTTATGTTCTCTGCTGTGTTTTTATTTATTATGCTTAACGGTGTGGTAGGTGCATTGTATGGTTGGATAGATATGGCTAATGTATCTGAAGCTAAAGACTTTGCTAACGAAATGTGGCTAGGTGAAATTATGTTAGCTATTGTAGGATTTTATTTTGGTGGGGGCTTAGTAGAGTCAGCTCGTAGAAAATGAGATTAACACCAAACTTTACTTTAGAAGAGTTAGAGTTTAGCGAAACAGCAACAAGGCTAGGCATAAACAATAAAGTTCCAGAACAGCTAATGGATAACATAATGATATTAGCGAAAGGATTACAAGATGTTAGAAAGTTACTCGGCACACCTCTCTATATTAGTAGTGGTTATCGCTGCATTGAGCTTAACAATATACTCAAGTCTAAACCCACATCTGCTCATGTCAAAGGGTTGGCTGCAGACTTCAGACCTAGTGGCAACCATAATATTGATAGTGCTGTCGCTGCCATTGTTGATAGCGATATTCCTTACGACCAAATTATTAATGAGTATAATTTATGGGTTCATATATCTTTCGCAGAGAGTGGTAGAACTCCTAGAAAACAGGCATTAATCATAGACCACAATGGAACATCGTTATATACTAAGTAATGCAGATCTTATTATTAGATATTGAAACCGCTCCAAATACTGCTCATGTATGGGGGCTTTGGAATCAAAATGTAAGCATTAATCAGCTTATGGAATCTAGTTATGTCATGTGTTGGGCAGCTAAATGGCTAGGCAAAAAAGAAGTCATGTTTGATTCTATTATGGAAAACACTCATAAGAACATGATTAAGAGGATCCATAGACTTTTAGATGAATGTGATGCAGTCATTCATTACAATGGTAGTAAGTTTGATATACCTACACTCAACAAAGAATTTTTATTGCATGGGATGAATCCTCCATCACCATACAAAGAAATAGATTTACTAAAAACTTCCAGAAGCAGGTTTAAATTCCCTAGTAACAAACTAGATTATGTAGCGCAACAATTAGGTGTTGGGCAAAAAACTCACCACGAAGGCCATGAGCTTTGGTTGAAATGTATGGCCAAAGATAGAAAAGCATGGAAAACCATGAAAAAATATAACATGAACGATGTTGTTATATTAGAGAAAGTCTATCAAAAAATGTTAGGTTGGATTAAAACACATCCTAATCATAATCATTTTACAGTTGATCAAGTATGCCCATCATGTGGTAGTGATCAATTACATAAAAGGGGAACTTGTTGCAATATAAAATCCGTTTTTCAGCGTTACCAATGTCAAAATTGCGGCAAATGGTCAAGGAGCAACAGAGCAAAGATGGTCAAACCTTCAAGCTCAAATATCAGCATTTAAGGAGGGAAGTTATGGACATTCAAGAAATTGCCGAGCATATGACCGGTAAGATGATTGATGCTGTAGATGTCGTTGTTGGTGAAGATACTATGATCATTTATTTTGATGACGGATCCGATGTTGAGTTGATCGTTGATCATATCTACTGCAACAGGCCAGATTTGGATGACTAGAGATGTCATTGCTGCAACAGTATTAATTTTATTTTCACTTGTTTGTGTATTTATATTTTGTCTTATTCTTGTAGCTCAATACACTAATACTCTATTTCGCCTTTTGTAATTACCTTATAAGTTTGCTCATACATTAATTGATATTGCCATCCGTTTTCACTAGGAATAAATGCCATAGTGTATGGCATACCTTCCCAGATAAAATTATGTACTTGTATCTCTTTTTTCTTTTTGCTCATTTTTGCAATATCCTTTACTATTCATTGTTCCAAAACCAACAATAATTCCACAATACCATTTCTTATCAGAGCCAAAAAAAACTGCGTGCTTGCCGCACTTATGGCATAAAAATGGCTCCATTCCTAAATCTACTCCTTGTTTAACAATTCTGCCTCGTCTAACTTTCATCATTTAATGCATCGTCTATCCACACATCTTGTTTAGCTTTAGCTTCTAATACTGCTAATTCTGTTTGATGTGTTTTTTTCATTTCTAATAGGTACCATATAGCTTTATCAATATCAGTAATTTTATCTACAATCTTTTCAGATTTTAATCCTTCTCTACTAACATACTTTAAAGCGTTACCTTTTAAATAACCATAAAACTCAACTGGTGACATCTTAGCCTTGATGTATTCAATTGTTTCAATGCCACCATGTTTATAATGATCTGGATTTATCGGATCACTCATTTTTTTACCTCCTTAATTAAAGGTTCATCTCGAATATCAAAACATTCTTCTCTGGTTTTAATAAAAACATAACTGTTTGGTGTTGCTGATTTAAACAGTTTATCCTTTTTACACTCATAATTGTGTTTATCGGTATTCATATAAACATAACCATAAAAACACATTGATAAGATTACCACAGTATAGCTTCCTATTGCGATTATACATTTCATTAATTAACCTCCTTTAATTGTCTGTGTATAATAAAACTTTATCTTCGTGTTTTATATTTTTTAATTGTGATTTCCAAAATTTTTTAAATAATTTTTCTTTATTATTTATTTTTACATAGTTTAAATCTTTTAATAATTTTAATAAAACTTGAACTCGTTGATCATCAGGTAATTCTTCTGATTTTTTTAATATTTCTTCTACAGTTGATTTTTTAAATATTTTTTGTTTAGTCATTATTATTATTACCTCCAACTCATACATTTATCAATAATATTATCACTACATATAAAGTATAATTTAGCCTTGATTAACTTTTTTAAGGAATAAACCATGTGGACAAAACCTGCTGCAACAGAAATGCGTTTCGGCTTTGAAGTTACAATGTATGTAATGAATAAGTAATTAAGCATGGGGGAGTTCCTAAAAAGGAATATCCCCTATACTTGCAACCTCTATTTCTTTTTCTGGCTGAGTATCTTCAACTTCCTCAGTTATTTCACCAGAAATATATTTTCTACCCTGAGGACTTTCATTAACCCACCCAGCTATTTTATATTCCTTACCATTTATAGTTGCTTTCCCAGTTTGGTCTGGTTTGGAATCTTTATCTTTATAGTCATTCTTTCCTAATACAAATGTACCTATTTTGTTAAAAGCCATATTATTTTCCTTTTAAAAAATTAACAGTATCCTCAACTTCAGTTAAGAATTTTTTTACTTTATCTTCCAGAACAGCAATGCGCTTATCATCTCTTTCAACTCTAATAACAAGCATTTTTAATTCATCTGGAAACGAGTTACAGTACGACACAAAGTCGCACCACTTTCTATCTGGCATAGTAGCAAGTTGCCAATAGATCTGGTTTAGGTACTTTTTAGGCACCTGTCTTGAAATTAAATATTCGGTATGTGTATGTGGCTGCGGAACTTTAATCTCAATTAACCCATCAGTACCAACAAGACCGTCTGGCGATGCGCCAGCCATGTCTATAGTAGGATGATCTACAAACCCTGTTTCAGTTACAAAGTCGTGCTTTGCAATATAAAAATCTCTAGCTTCATCCTCTGTGTCTATGCCATTCTGCATAGCGGCAGTTACAAAAGTTTCAGTTCTTTGGCCGGTAAGCCTTTCTGTGACCAACTGTATTCTATACTTAGTTCTTACTAATGCTTCACCAGTCTTAATCTCAGCATCTATGTCATTGATACGACTTGCTGTAGCTTTGCCTAACCTAGCACTAAACCATTCATCAGATCTTTGTTCCATTAGATTCCTCCTTCTTCATAAATAATATCTAATATATGGCCAGCACTTACATGGCCAAACATATTAGATCCTGAACTTATATTTTTAGAATTTTCCAAACTATGCTTTTTTCTTTTCTTAATTTTAAAGTTTTTTAATATGTTTTCATGATTATAAAACATTTCAGCTAATAAACAAGTTTTATTGAGTTTTGAATAATATTTATACCGTTTTACCGGAGTTCCTATAATTAATTCATCTACAACTAACTTGCGGATTAAATTCTTAATTATTTGATAACTAAAATTAAGTTCATCTGAAATTTGTTTGCAAGTTTTCCTATCATCACCAATACAATTTAAAATCATATCTACAACTTCATGTCTTTTAAACTGCAATCCATCTAATGATGTCAAAATTAAATCATGAAATATCTTCAATTTTACATTCCCACCTTCCTTGTTTGTTTTTAAACCACCCCCATACTTCAATCTGAAAGCCGGCAGCACGACAAGCTGGCAAATGAGGGTTGGACTCAATTTTTTTAATCCTAGCAGACATATTAGATTTGCTGGTGCATTGAATGGCTAATACTTCACCATCATCACTAATAGCCAATACGTCTATAAATCCGAACAAGTCTTGTCTTATTCCCATGCCTTTTCTAGCAAACGGATTCCAATGCTCAACAATCGCTAGTGTTGTCCAACCATCTGTCTTTAGCTTTCGTAATGTCAGTTGTGTCGGACTCATCTTTGCCATCTTTTTCCCTTAATTTTTTTGTTGTTTTAAAAATACGCTCCCATGCTTCTTGAACTTTATCATCTGATACTTTTGAAGGTCTACGCCCTGAACCTTTACTCATCACAATCTCTCCTTACTTTACACATATCATGTTCATCATAATATCTTATTGTGCCTCTACGCATATCTATATTTTTTATAATAATGTTTTCAGGTAAATAAATGTACTGCTGCA